AACATTTCTCCCTCTCCAGTGGTCAGCCACATATAATCAACACTAAACTCTCGACAAATGGATTTTGTCATCTGTTCAGTGAGACTACGTTCACCCTTTTCAAGACGAGAAATTGCAGTTTTGGTCACACCAAGTTTTTCACCGAATTTTTCAAGGGTAAGACCGAGCGAATTTCGCACATCTTTGATGCGTTCACCCTGCGTCATATCGAATCACCTCCTTTGTTTTGCATAAAGCATAACACGGTAACTGACAAAAATCAATAAAAAAGTAACCATAGGCAACAAAAAAGTATTGACAAGGTGGACATAGGTCACTATAATGTAACCATAGGCAACAGAAAGCAGGAAAGAACGGGTGAAGCGATAGGGCTACACGCAAGTGACATGGTGGTCAGGCTGCCGGATAGCAGATAGAGCGTGTGAAGAATAAACATGACCCGTCAAAGTAGTTGAAGAAAACAGGAACGGTAGGGCAAGAAAGCACAGTGTACCGCACTATTTGAAGAAAGCGGACAGGCTGAACCAATCAGCACTTTACCCCTATTCCAAGAAACCGTTAAGTGGAAGAATCAACCGAGCGAGAGGACACAGCACTGTTGCCCCTTTATAAGAATAGGAGGAATGGAAATGGAAAAAGAAAGATACTTGAAATATGTGAAAATCTGCGAGAGAGCAGAAAGAATGAAAATTGATACAGGTGATCGCATGGGAGCACTAATGGACATCGAGAGTGCAGACAAGAAATTCAACATGAGACTGGATGACTGGTTGCAAGCAGATGATTTCAATTTCACACATGACTATTGTGGTATTCAAAACAATATAAAACGAGGAGAGTTTCCGGCAACGGATTTCGGATTTTTTCTCCCAAGATTCGCAGGTACACACTAAAAGCCGAAACGGGGCAGCAGTCACCCCGTCAGCGTCCGGATGGCGACCGACGCTCTGACGATGGCAAGCCGAAAGACAGCGTCGGAATACCGTGAGAAACATGGCAGCGGGTGAACTTGCTAAAAGGTTCATAGTTGGATGACAGGTTTTCGGTGACTTTTTAAGGCGAAAAGACACAACACGGTAAATTCAGCCGGAACAGAGGCGAGGTCATGAACAGACCGAGAGAGCCTCCACAGGAGGAAACAGGATGCAGGAAATGAAATATTTCAACGAGGGAAATGATTGCGACATCTGCAAAAACCAACTCATGACAGGACGAGACGGAACGGTCGAGGATTGCCGGAGGAGACAGAATGGGTTGTCATGCAGATTCGAGGAGCGTGACATTCGGACATGTCCGGTGTGCGAACATGAGGTTGATCGTGAGGATATGTATTTCACAAAGGATTGTCATGGAATCCCGTTCAGACTGGTGTGTGACAGATGCTATCAGAGAATCATGTCAAAAGGATATGACGGGGAATATTACACAGAGGCAGACGAACAGATTGAGGACGACTATTGAGAGCCGAAACGGGCAGCAGTCGCCCGTCTGTGTGGGATGACCGCCCACGCATTGACAAGGCAGGTCAGAACAGGAGGTCAGACGGATGGAAGTCGGACGTATATTGCCAACCGAGGCAGCAGTCATATTGAATGTATCACCGCAATTCATCCGAATAGCGATGCAGCAAGGGAAACTCCCTATCGGAACAGCGGTGCAGATGTCATCAATATGGACTTATCACATTTCGGAGAAACTGCTTGCAGATTATTCCGGAAAAGACATACAGGCAGAACTTGAGAGAATCAGAGGAAAGAGAGGAGCGTGACATATATGTCAAAGGATGAAAGAAAAGAAATGATTGAGAATATCGCAGAGCGGTTCACACAGATGGATGACGTTGACAAGTCCTATATTGCCGGATATATGGCAGGAAAACAGGAGGAACGTCAGAAATGGGAGCAGCAGGGAAAGACAGTGGTTGCAACAGCATGAGAGTGGGATTGATAGACGTGGATGGTCACAATTTCCCGAACATCCCACTCATGAAATTGTCGGCATGGCATAAACAGCAGGGAGACACGGTTGAGTGGTACGAGCCACTTTTCAGCGGTCACATGAACAGGGTGTACATGTCAAAGGTTTTCAGTTTTACACAAGATTATCCGTATTTTGTGGATGCGGATGAAGTTGTTCGAGGAGGGAGTGGATATTGCATCGAACTGGCAGACGGTCGGGAGCACTACCAAAAAGAACGAGACAAAGAACTCCCTCCGGAGGTTGAACACATATATCCGGACTATTCCATATATCCGGAATTGACGCAGGACAAAGCGTTCGGATTTTTAACAAGAGGATGTCCGAGAGGATGCGAGTTCTGTCATGTTGGATGTAAAGAGGGAAAGCGATCGCACAAGGTCGCTGATCTGTCAGAGTTTTGGAGAGGACAAAAAAATATTGTCCTATGCGACCCGAACACGTTGGCATGTCCGGAACACATGGAATTATTGCAGCAGTTGAAAGACAGCAAAGCAAGAGTGAATTTCAATCAAGGGTTAGACATCCGTCTCATGAATGAGAGAAACATTGAATTGCTAAAACAGATAAAACTCGAAACGATACATGTGGCATACGACAGGTACACAGACAAGGACATCATTGAGGCAAAAATGAAGATGTTCAAGGAAATGACGGGGTACAACAAAGACAGAGGGAGGGTGATGGTTTATGTCCTGTGCAATTTCGACACGACCATTGAGCAGGACATTGAACGAATACAATTTTGCAGATCACTGGAGTTCATACCATATCCGATGATATACGACAAGGAACACGCAGACCCCATATATAAAAAACTTCAAAGGTGGTGTAACAATTTTGTGTTTTGGAAAACACCAAGATTTGAGGACTACGATGCAAGCATAAGGAGGTGAGGAGTACAGTCAGAATCATTCAAAATGAATATGCAGAGCATGAGAAAAAAGAGCAAAAAGAAAGGAGACCGTTGCAGCGGTCTCCCGTTTAGCAGTCTGTGTCAGACGCTCAAAACCTAAAAATATTATAGCAAATCTGACACCATATTGCAAGCATGAAAAAGCGGGGGAAACCCCGTGATTCAAAGGGTTTCAGACCCTTTTGACGACCTTGTGATGGATAGTAACAAGTCGTTGAAAAGTATATATAAGGGCAGCAGGAGGAACGGTGTCAGAATGGCAAAGAGAAAGAAAGGGATGACGTTCATCCCGTATGACTATGAGGCAGCATACAACAAGAGCCTTGAGGATATGCACGAGTTCTTTGTTGAGCAGATGTTCAAGCAAGGGAAAAAGGTTGTATATGCACTCAAGGAGATACGAGCAGGAGACCAGTTCGAGGTTGAGATATATCCACAGTTCAAGAAAATGGATGAAGTACCTCCGGAGGGTCGGAGTATCAAAAAGGACAATGACAAGGCTCAAAGGAATCTGAATGACAAGAACGCAAGGAAATATGTGGAGCGTCTTATCAATGAGAATTTCACGGACAGGGATTTGTGGCTCACGTTTACATACGACAATGAGCATCTCCCTCCGGACGGAGACATCGACGCAGCAATCAAGAACGTGCAGAAATTCATCCGACGGGTGAATTATCAGAGAAAGAAAAGGGGTCTCCCGAACGCAAGATATGTCTATGTGACTGCCTACAATCCGACAGAGGAAATCCGGTGGCATCATCACATTGTCATGGATGGCGACATGGACATGGATGTGGTTGAGGGATGTTGGAAACAGAGCAGCAGGAACGAGGTTCGGAGGCTACAAAAGGACGAGAACGGTTTGACAGGAATGGCAAAGTATATCGTCGAGGAAAAGAACAGGGTGAAATCGGAGAAACGGTGGAACTCCTCACAGGGATTGAGAGACCCCGACATCAAGGTGGTTCATTCCAAGAGACCGACAGCAAAAGCCGGAGGATATAAGAAAATCGGAACATACGTCGAGACCATGAGAAAAGGACATGAGCAGGTTCGTGAGCAGATGTTGAAATGGTATCCGGATTTTGATTTTACGGATGCGGGAATCTATTACAACGATTTCAACTCAATGTTCTACATACGGGCGAGAATGAGGAAACGGAGGCAGCAATGAAAGTAAAAAGAAAGAGAAGAATGAGCAGGAGGAGACGGGAACGGACATATATTGCGGTGATGGTATTACTGGCGATCGCTGTGAGCATAGGTCTGACACGCTCTGTCATGCGAGATGACAAGGAATTTGAGGAGTATGAGCAGCAGTCGCAGGAGTTCAATGCACGGATGCAGAGAATCGACGAGAAAAGAGAGGCATCCGGACAAAATGCAATGCTTGAGCAGGTGCGAACATGGCAGCAGGAGCAGGACACAGAACCGGACAAGTATGCAGTATTTGACACCATGTCGGCAGACTGGGGAGGCGAGGAGGATGGATTCGTGCTCTATGAGATACCGGAGGAATACAGTCGGACAGGTGGCTATTTTCCGGAAAAGATGCAGGTATATACATATTGCGTCTGCAAGCAGTACGGGGTCAGATATGACCTTGTGGTCGCTCTGATTGAGAAAGAATCCGGATATAAATTCGACAAGGTTGGTGATGATGGTCATTCTATCGGGTACATGCAGATATATGAGGAGTGCCACAGAGACAGGATGGAGCGTCTGAACGTCACAGACCTCACGAACCCATATCAGAACGTACTCGTCGGGATTGATTACCTGTCGGAACTGATTGAGAGATACGGAACGATTCAAGATGCACTTGCAGCGTATAACTACGGGGAGCAGGGAGCAAAACAACA